AAGAAGGACGCCTGCTATCACAAGGTGAAATCAAGATACAAGGTATGGCCAAGTGCCTACGCCAGTGGCGCACTGGTGCAGTGCCGTAAGAAGGGTGCCGCCAACTGGGGTAACAAGAGCAAATGAGGATCACGGACGTAATCACAGAGAAATGCTGGAAGGGGTACGAGAAGCGGGGCATGAAGACCATGTTCGGCAAGCGTGTGCCCAACTGCGTGAAGAAAGAAGACGTAGACTTCTGCGTCAACTGTGGCGAACTGATGTTCGCGGAGACACTCAATGAAGATTTAAGGAAGTGGTTCAAACAGAAATGGGTGCGTTTCGGTCCCAAGGGCAAGATCAGGGGAGCCTGTGCTCGTGGCAGTGAAAAGGAAGGCAAACCAAAATGTTTACCAGCCAAGAAGGCCTACGCTCTCGGCAAGAAGGGTAGGGCCAGTGCGGCCAGGAGGAAGAGGAAGCAAGATCCAAATCCCAACAGGCGTGGTAAAGCCAAGAACGTGGCCACTAAGAAAAAATAGTTTACATACCCCACAAAATATAATATAATATACGCTTAACAACAGGAGAAACAAATGGCAGTAAGAAATTTCAACGACGCTGAGAAGCAGAAGTTAATACAGATCATATCACAGGGCTCACAGGTACTAGGTGAAGTGGAAGATCTCAAAGGTGGGTTAAAAGACACGGTAAAAGCAATCGCAGAAGAACTAGAATTGAAACCAGCACTAATCAACAAAGCGATATCGGTTGCACACAAGGGCAACTACCAGAACATCGCTGACGAGATGGACACGCTGGAGAGCATCTTAAACACAGCCGGCAAACTTTAATGTTAGACAAAGTCAGATCATTCTGGCTTCGTAGTTTTGAAAGTGACCGGACAGCGTTCTATTTTGAACTGGTCAGTTTCATTTTCACTGTTGGAGCCAGCCTCACTCTTGCGATAACGGCCGCAGATCCAGACATGACGATAATCTATCCTGGTTTCTTCATAGGAGCGGTAACACAATGTTATGCCGCCTACAGAAGAAACGCCGCATTCGTTATGATGATCACTGGCTACTTCTCAATCATAAATGTCTACGGCTACGGCGTGGCAAGTTATTGGTGGTAATATGAGTTACATAGACGCATTATACAAAAAAGACGAAGACAGGATTTATGTTGTAGAACGTGATCCCAAGAAGGGCAGGATATTCACAGAATACGATGCCAGGTACGTGTTCTACTATCCGGACGCAAGGGGCAAACACAGGGGCATGACAGGTGAGCCCTTGCAGAGAGTGGTGTGTTCAACAAACAAAGAATTCATAAAGGAGCAACGTATAAGGTCGAACAAGCAACTTTATGAACATGATATCAATCCAGTGTTCAGATGTTTGGAAGAGAATTATCTAGGTAAGGAGACTCCAAAACTGAATGTTATGTTCTTTGATATCGAAGTGGACTTCGATCCAGATCGAGGTTATTCCACAACAGATGATCCGTTCATGCCCATTACTGCCATAAGTTGTTACATGAGTTGGACGGATCAACTGGTCACACTCGCAGTGCCTCCCAAGACCATAAGCATGGCTGACGCAGAAGAACTCACAAAGAGATTTGACAACACCATGTTGTTTGCCAAAGAGAAAGACATGCTGGACGCTTTCCTACAACTTGTGGAAGACGCAGACATATTGTCTGGCTGGAACAGTGAAGGTTATGATATTCCATACACAGTGGGACGTATACAGAAAGTATTGAGTGGAGATGACACGAGAAGATTGTGTTTCTGGGGCGAGAAACCAAAGAGGAGAGTTTTCGAAAAATATGGCAGGGAACAGTTGAGTTTTGATCTGGTAGGCAGAGTACACCTAGACTTGCTGGAACTTTACAGGAAGTACACATATGAAGAGAGACATAGTTTTAGACTGGACGCCATAGGTGAACACGAACTTGGTGAGAAGAAAACTGTGTACGAAGGATCCTTAGATAACCTATACAAGAATGATTTTGGATTGTTCATAGAATACAACAGACAAGATACAGCATTATTGGCCAAACTTGAGAAGAAACTGAAGTTCATAGAGCTTGCCAACGAGATTGCTCACCAGAACACGGTATTGCTACAGACAACAATGGGTGCTGTCGCGGTCACGGAACAGGCAATTGTGAACGAGGCGCACAGACGTGGTATGCAGGTGCCCGGTAGGAAATACAAGAAGGAAGGTGAAGAGAACCAACCAGCGGCGGGTGCCTACGTGGCGACTCCAACAAAAGGAATACACGATTGGATCGGTTCTATCGACATCAACAGTCTGTATCCTAGTGTGATTAGGGCACTGAACATGGGGCCTGAGACCATAGTGGGACAGATAAGACCTGTGATAACTTCAGCGGAGATAAACAGGGCCAAACACGCCAAGAAGTCCTTCGCGGCGGCATGGGACAGCCAGTTTGGTAGTTGGGAGTATCAGGCAGTGATGAATCAAGAGAAAGGCACAGAGATAATAGTTGATTGGGAAGACAAGACCAGTGTACGTATGAGTGCGGCACAACTGTATGAGATAATATTTGACGGCAACAACAAATGGATGTTGAGTGCAAATGGCACCATATTCACCTACGAGTATGAGGCAATCATTCCAGGATTACTCAAACGTTGGTACGCGGAACGTCAAGAAATGCAACAGAAGATGCGTGAATGCGGAGACAACGAGATAGAAAGGGAGTATTGGGACAAGAGACAACTCGTCAAGAAGATTAACCTGAACAGTCTGTATGGTGCGATATTGAATCCAGGTTGTAGGTTCTTTGACATAAGGATCGGTCAATCAGTCACACTGACCGGTAGGTGTATCACAAAACACATGGCAAGTAAGGTAAATGAAATTGTAGCAGGAACGTACGATCACAAGGGCGAGAGTGTTGTTTACGGAGATACAGACTCGGTTTACTTCACTGCACATAAGACACTTCAAAAGGAAATAAACGAAGGTATTATCCCTTGGACAAAAGATTCCGTTGTTGCTTTGTATGACAAGATATCAGACGAGGTGAACGGATCCTTCAAGGCGTTCATGGTCAAGGCATTTCATTGCCCTAGCACACGTGGCGAAGTGATCGCGGCAGGTAGAGAACTGGTTGCTTCCAAAGGCCTGTTCATCACAAAGAAAAGATACGCGGTGCTGTACTATGACAAGGAAGGCAAACGTGTAGACACAGAGGGCAAGGAAGGAAAAGTCAAGGCAATGGGTCTTGACCTAAAACGTTCAGACACTCCTGTGTTCGTACAAGACTTCTTGAGTGATTTGTTGTATATGGTGCTAACAGGTAAGACCGAAACAGAAGTATTAGAGAAGATAAGTGAATTCAGGGCAGAGTTCAAGTCCAGACCAGGTTGGGAGAAGGGTTCCCCAAAAAGAGCCAACAATATGACCAAATACACAGAAGAGGAAGAGAAGAAGGGCAAAACAAACATGCCAGGTCACGTGAGGGCCAGCATGAACTGGAACAAGTGTAGGGAGATGTATGGCGACAAGTATTCAATGCCAATAACAGATGGTGCAAAGGTTATAGTATGCAAACTCAAAAGCAACCCGCTTGGATACACCAGTATAGCATACCCTGTTGACGAATTGCGTATTCCAGAATGGTTCAAAGAACTGCCATTTGACGGAGAAGCAATGGAAAGCACAATACTTGACCAAAAGATAGACAACCTGATAGGTGTGCTAGGATGGGACGTGCAGAGCACAGAGACCACAAACACATTCAACAAATTGTTCGAATTCTAAATACATTTATGCTGAGCATAGAAGAAATCAAACTACTGATCGAAAAACTAGAAAAATTTGACAAAGGGAAAGACCTCCGGACCATTGTTGAACAGAATCTTAAAATACTCAAAGATCTGGAAATGGCCATCGACGCAAACAATAAAGAAGAAATTGATAGACTAGATAAAACTCGCAACTGGTTCAGAATAGATCTAGATAAGAAAAGAGAAAAACCTGTTGTGGATGATTTACTGTATAGAGCGATTCAAACCAAGATATTTCAATTTTCTAGATCAAATGCCTACAACAGCCTGGAGATAGGACCGGGATCTGGCATGTTTTCTAAGGAATTCAGGGCATGGAGATTGAATTTTTTCTTGGACGTGCTACCCGAACTAGAACAGAAAATAATAAGGAGATTCAATCCAGCACACAAAAAATATCTAAGGTTCTATGTAACTGATAAAACTGATTGTGGCAACATACCACGTGGCAGTTGTAACTTCGTTTTCAGTTGGGACACGTTCGTGTTCTTCACGCAAGAGCACATACAACAATACCTTGCAGATATCAAATCAGTGCTTATCCCAGGAGGATACTGTTTCATACACTATGCTGACTGTCATTTTGACCACGACCTGCATGAAGCGAAACGAGGGTATTGGAACTATAACACAAAGACAGCAATGACCGACATGTTAACCAAGCAAGGCTACGAGATTGTTGAAATGAACCAATTCCGACCCGGAGCCAACTACGCTATATTCCGTAAACCTGGTAAACAAAATCCGGTTGTGTACAAAGTTTCTGAAATAACAGTAGACTAAGATCTAAATATCATATACAATACAAACATTATGATAGATATCTTGAAAGACATCGTTAAACACACGCATGGACTGGGATTCTTGGATCTTGTTAAAATCACCGGAGACGATAAGGAAACTGCAATCGACTCGATGGCAGAAGACAGATCTGTGATCCTGCAAGGATCTTTCCACAAACCACAAGCGGAAATGACGGGTACGTTTGGTATGCCACAGATGGGCAAACTTGACATACACCTGAAGTGTCCGGAGTACAAGGAGAAGGCGAACATAACAGTGTTGTCCGGTGAGAGAAACGGCACAACAGTTCCGACGGGAATCCATTTCGAGAACGAAAAGGGTGACTTCAAGAACGACTACAGGTTCATGAACGCCGAGATCATCAATGAGAAACTCAAGACGGTCAAGTTCAAGGGCGTCAAGTGGGACGTTGAGATTGAACCTACAGTGGCTAGTGTGCAGAGATTCAACTTCCAGGCCACAGCAAACACAGAACACAATTCATTCGTCGTGAGGACGGAAGATGGAAATCTGGTATTCACCTTCGGTGACCAAGCGTCACACGGTGGTGAGTTCGTTTTCGCAACCGACGTTAAGGGCACACTTAACAAGGGTTGGAGTTGGCCGGTGGGGCAGGTGTTACAGATACTGAAACTTTCTGACTCAGCGAAGGTCACATTACACTTCTCTAACGAGGGTGCGATGATGGTCTCTGTTGATTCGGGATTGGGCAAGTACCAGTACATTATACCAGCACAGGCGCAATAATGACGACGAAAAATAGTAAGCAAGAACACTTAGGGGAGTTGAGCAGAGACTTCGCGGTGTTCCTGCCTGCTATCTCTAATTTCTACAACACGTTTATCAGCAAACAAAGAGTTTCAGAAGGAAAGCACATCGCAGAAGAACGAATCCCAGCAGGATTTGAGAACGGTGTGGAAGGATTGAACTTCCTTAACCCTGAACAGGGCATGTTCACATATCCCACAGCACTGTACTCGGCGGGACACGCCTGTTTAGACATGGAGAAAGTTGGTGATAGGGATCACATGTTCGTGAACAGGGACAGAGAATTCAGCACCATAGTTGGAGACTCAGGTGGATACCAGATAGGCAAGGGTGTAATAAAGTTTGATTGGAAAGATTTCGAGGGCAACAAGGCCAACAAGGTCAGGTCAGACATACTGAACTGGTTGGAACTCACTAGTGACTGGGCAATGACGCTTGACGTGCCAACATGGGCGGCGGATGATCTCAACTCACCAAAGACTGGACTGACCAGTTTCCAGGACACGCTAGACGGCACGATATACAACAACAAGTTCTTCCAAAAGAATAGATTAGGACAGACCAAACTGTTGAACGTGTTACAGGGAGATGATTGGAACACAGCACAGATATGGTACGATGCCGTCAAAGACTTCGAGTTCGAAGGGTGGGCGATGGGTGGTATCAACATGTGTGATATGGAAGTCATGCTCAAACGTCTAATCATAATGAGAGATGAGAAGAAATTAGACGGCAAGGACTGGATGCACGTACTGGGCACATCACAGATGGATTGGGCGTGTTATCTAACACAGGTTCAGAGACAGGTCAGGAAACTGATCAACCCTAACTTCACGATAAGTTTTGACTCAGCGTCGGCTTTCCTATCGACCGCCAACGGATTGGTGTACACACACAACTCATTCACGCCAGACAGATGGTCGTTCGTTATGGACAAGGCTCCAGATGACAAGAGATTGAAAGGATCAAAAATACAGTTTCCGTTTGATAGCGGAATAGGTCGTAGGTTAAACATGGGCGATGTTTGTTACTACGGTGAGAATGATCTCAACAAGAATGGCAAGATCGGCG